TTGGGCGATTCTAATAAATATAGAAAACAGGAGAAATTAAATGGCTTTTAACGTAAACGAATTTAGATCCCAATTGGTTGGTGACGGTGCACGTCCTAACCTATTCGAGGTCTCTATGCCTTTCCCTGCGTTCGCTTTACCAGAGAACGCACAGCAAAAACTTACATTCATGTGTAAGACTGCTCAACTACCAGGTGCAACACTAGGTGTTGTTCCTGTTCAATACTTCGGTCGTGAATTGAAGTTTGTGGGTAACAGAACATTCCAAGACTGGACAATTACAGTTATTAACGATGAAGATTTCGTTGTTCGTAACGCATTTGAACGTTGGATGGCTGGTATCAATTCCCATGCACTAAATATTCGTAACCCAGCTGCTTTGAATCCTACAAGTTATACTGTTGACGGTTCCGTTACTCAGTTTGCTAAAGGCGGTAAAGCATTGAAGAAGTATAAGTTTGTTGGTTTATTCCCAACAGATGTAACTCCAATCGATGTAGATTGGGGTTCAAATGATACTATTGAGGAATTTTCTGTAACGTTGTCCTACCAATGGTGGGAATCAACAGATTCAGGTGTGGTTTAAAGGGAAGGGCTTCGGCCCTTTCTCTATTAATTTTTAGGATGATAACTCAATGGCGATAAATTTATTTGGTTTTACCATAGGTCGTAAAGACGTTGTTCAGGCACAACCGCCTGAGGAACGTTCTTTTGCTTTACCTAATGCAGCCATCGATGATGGTGCGGTAAACATAACTCAAAATGCTCACTATGGTACATATGTTGACCTAGAGGGCTCGGTTCGTAACGAACTGGAACTAATCACACGATACCGTGAAATGGCAAATCATCCTGAATTGGAAGCTGCTATTGACGATATTGTAAATGAAGCTATTACGCACGATGAATCTGGTAAAGTTGTCCAACTTAATATGGACAACCTCAAACAACCAGACTCTATTAAAAAGAAAATTGCAGAAGAATTTGCCAATGTGCAAAGAATGTTGAATTTTAACAGTCTTGCAGACGACCTTTTCAAACGTTGGTACATTGATGGTAGAATTTACTTTCACATCATTGTAAACGAAAGTAACCCTAAAGAGGGTATTAAAGAATTAAGATATATCGATCCACGTAAAATCCGTAAGGTGCGTGAGATTAATAAAGAGCGTGACACTAAAACTGGTGCTAACGTAATCAAGTCGATTGCTGAGTATTATGTTTATAATGACCGTGGCACAACAACTCAAACTTATACGGCAGGTACTAATCAAGGCCTTCGTATTGCACCAGACTCCGTTATTAACGTTAACTCTGGTTTGATGGATGCTAAAAACACATTCGTCATTTCATATCTACATAAAGCAATTAAACCACTCAATCAACTTAGAATGATTGAAGATGCGGTTGTTATTTACCGTTTGTCAAGAGCACCAGAACGCCGTGTATTTTACATTGACGTAGGTAATTTGCCAAAAGGTAAAGCAGAACAATATCTACGTGACATTATGGTCAAGTATCGTAACAAGATGGTTTACGATGCAAACACAGGCGAATTACGTGATGACCGTAAACACATGTCAATGTTGGAAGATTTTTGGTTACCTCGCCGTGAAGGTGGTAAAGGTACAGAGATTACAACATTACCAGCAGGACAAAACCTTGGACAAATTGAAGACGTTGATTACTTTAAAAAGAAATTACTTCAGTCTTTAAATGTTCCTTATTCACGTTTAGATAATACTCAAGGTGGCGGATTTGCTTCCCTTGGTCGTTCTACCGAAATTACTCGTGACGAATTAAAGTTTGCTAAATTTGTTACTAGAGTTCGTAATAAGTTTTCTCAATTATTTGACCATGCTCTTAAAGTACAACTATCACTTAAAGGTGTTTGTTCTGTAGAAGAATGGGATAGATTTAAAGAAGACGTTTATTACGAATTTACCAAAGATAATAACTTTACTGAACTTCGTGAATCAGAATTGTTACGTGAAAGAGTGCAGACTCTACAAATGTTGGATCCGTACATTGGTAAATACTTCTCACAAACATGGGCTAAGAAGACTGTTCTTCGTATGACCGATGAGGAGATTGAAGAAATGTCAAATGAAATGGAAGAAGATGGTTCTTCTGATTTATTCCAACAAGCGCAAGATGCACAGAACCCACAACAAGGTCCAGAACCTGTTGATAACACTATTGAAAATGACCCTACAGAATCACCTACGCCTCAGCTAGATGCTGCCGTAGAAAAAAATTCTTTGGGCATAAATAAATAAAAAAGGATATACTATGTCAAACACTAGACAATTTATTGACCAACTTGCAACAGGCGAATCAGCTGCTGCAAAAGAAACATTAGAAAATGCTTTAACTGCTAAGTCATTTGAAGCATTGGAATCATACAAAAAAGAAATGTCTGCCGGCATTTTTGGTGGACAAACAGAAGCCGAAACTGAAACAGAAGAATGAAATCTCTATCAAAGTTTAAGCAAGAACCAACAGTAATTCTTGAAGAAGAAAAAACGGACTATTCCAAGTTCGATATGTTGGTTCGTGCTGGTTTAGCAAACAAAGCACAGATTCAAAGGCTACACGTAATTCTTGATATAATGCAAGAAGAACGTCCAGTCTTTAGTAATGCTGACCGTGCTATTATGCAAAACCTTTTTAACAAAATGGTAGATTTAATTTCTAATAACAAACAGTTATTTCAACAAACACGCCGATTAGTGCGTGAAGAATTAGAAGAAGGTGTTAAAGACACTTCTAATTTTAAAGTAGTAACTGATGCGGCAGGCAATCAAAGAAAAGTTAAAGCTCATAGAGTAGTAATAAATCCAGATACTGTCGTTGCAGATAAAGAACAAGTAAAAGAAGAAACATTGGACGAAAATGTTTTACAAAGAGACCCGCCTGCGGTTCTAGTTTTAAGACGTAAAAATATTCGTTCTTTTTCAAACGACACTTACATTGCTCTTTATTATAACGATAAACTAAATAAGTATTTCTCAATACCTTATTCTACAAATTCTGATATTAATTCTCCTATTCAGGCAGAAGAAGTTCAAATTGATGAAGCAAAGATTAATGGTATTGACCAGTTAAAAAAGATAAGAGATAGTAAACAACATGGTACTGTAAATCACCTTGATGGTTCTGCCTCAAAGGTTGACGGTTTTACAGCTAGTGCTATTCTTCAAGTACATGATAAGTTGAACGATGAGAATAAAAAGAAGATAGCTAATATGGTAAGTAGTTCACATTATCACCTATCTAAAGTTGCCAACTTTGCTTTCAGTAAATCTAAATGAACTTTATTCAAAAGATAATTGAAAACAAATTAGACGAAGCTAAAGATGCTTTGTTTGAGCGTTTGAATGAAATTACAAAACAACGTTTGGTTGAGGCTAAACGTTATGTAGCAGAAGATTCTTTTGAGTTTGTTGAAGAACTGGATGAAGCAGTAAAACGTAATCCAAATATAGTTAAACAAGGTCGTATTCAAAAGATTCGCCGAAGAATTAGACGTAATGCAAAAGGACGTATTATTGTTCAAAAGAATGTTAAGCGTTCAGCAATTAAAGGTTTTAGAGTTTCAGGTAATACAGTTAAACGTATACCTGCGATGGAAAGAATTAAGAAAGCACGTTTATTGAAACGTTCTTGGAAAACAACTAGAAAATCTAAACTACGCCGTACACTTATGAAACGTAAAATGTCAATGCGTAGAAGAGCATCAATGGGACTAAAATAAAATGCCAGTAAATATTATCAACTCAAAAAGATCCAAGTCGGTGATTAAAATCACAGGCAATACAGCGGCACGTATTAACTTGAATCAACTTTCAACAAATACAACCACAGAATTGGTATCTGCAGCCGAAATTTCTCACGTTACTTCTTCTACAGATGGTAAATGGATAATTTATCGTGGTAACGATACTGGCGGCGAACAAGAATTAGTGTTGTTTGGTGAAAACGATATTCCATTTTCACAGTATGACATATCAATTGGTGGTGCCAACAGTACGGCCAATTTA